ACCAGTGGCTTGTCGTCGGCAATTCCGGTCGGCTTCCCTCCTATGGCGCGAACTCGCGTTGCGTCTTGATTCCCGGCGCTGAGTGGCAATCTGCGATGGTAGCACTGGGTTACCAGCCCACTGACCCCGAATATATTGGGATGGAGCAGTATTTTTCTCAGGATGCTCCTCCAGTGACTCCTCCGCAGTACGCTTGGGTGGGATGCCAAGACCCGTCCGCAATCCAAACCATTCAGGTTGATTCGGGGTTCGGCGGAACTGGATGGGCTGCAAATGACCAATTCCTTATCGCTCAAGGAAGCGCCTCATACGGATACGGGCAGGTGCTCACCGAGACGGGCGGAGTGGTCCAGACCGTCGCTATCGTTCCCGGAAAGCAAGGTACAGCCTACACCGTTGCCAATGGACTGACTTGTACGGCAGTCCTACCGAGTGTGGGCCTGAATCTCAAGGTCAACGTCACCGCGATAGGCGAGACTCCCTTACAGGCCGTTACTGCCTGCCGAGTCAAACAACCGAACTGGTATCTTGTTACCTGTCTCACCGCGACCGATTCCGACAATATAGCGATCACGGAATACGCTCAGAGTGTCCAGCCGGCCATGCAGAACATCTACCAGACCTCTAGCGTATCTGCATTGTTTGGGCTTGCTGGGAACATCTTTACCGTTCTCAAGACGGGCAATTACAACCGCGGTCATGGGATGTACGCCACGACTCAAGGCGGATCGGCGCTTCTGAACGCATATCAGGCGTGCGCCGTTGCGGGCGTTGCAATGGGCCTGAACACCGGACTCGCCAACAGCAACTTCTCACTAGCTGCAAAGACGCTTGTAGGGCAGACTCCGGTCAATGATGGGCCGGATACGAATACAGGAGCTCCGCTCACGTTCACCCAAATCAACACTTTCGCCGGAACGCCGGGGCTTGGGTTTGGGAACAATGGCAATAGCTACAATGATTACGCCGCAAGCTATGAGTTCTACTATCAGGGCGTGAACGCGAATGGGCTGAGTTTTACAACCATCCTCGGCCTCGATATGCTGGCGGCTGATTGCCAGATTTCGATTCTGAATGTTCTTCAGTCACTTCCCTCGATTCCGCAGACGGACCCCGGGCAGGCTCTCGTATTGAATGCAGTACGCGGGGCGTGCGCTCGTTCAGCCAATCGCGGATTCATTGCGGCTGGAACGTGGAATGGTAAGACGATTCCCACGCCTCCCGGTACAGGGTTAACGCCGGGTACGGCGCTCACAACGGGCTACTGGGTGGCTTCTCCTTCATTCTCTACGCAGTCGGCTCCAGATAGGGCGCTATTCAAGTCCATGCCGGTCTATGTGGCCGTGGTTTTGGCCGGAACACAGCAAAGCTTCTTAATCGCAGTGAACGTGCAACAGTGAGGTGATGTATGGCATTCGGAACAACGACTTATTCAGGCATGGGCGTAACCGGGGCTATCAATTCCCCGTATGCCGGACCATTCATTCTCGCTGGAGCTTTTCTTGGCCGTGGGAAAGTCACCGTCACGATGGAGCATGAATGGACGGATAAGGATCTTGCTGTCGATGGCGCAGTGATGGTTTCTGCAAGTATTGGGTTTCAGGGAATGGTTGAGATTGAATGCCATCAGACGTCTTCGCTGAACTCATACCTCAAGGCCGCTCAGAATTCCCATCAAACAGCACTTGCCAATATGGACCCTAGCAACTGGGCCGCAATCTCTCTTGAATTGCAGAACCTCACTACAAACGATATGAGCGTTTGCACGGGAGTTTCGTTCACCAAGAAACCGCCATTGCCGATGGGTCCAAAAGGTGAGTACATCCGCTGGACTCTCAGTGCTGCTAACATTGCCAACCTGTAAGGGGTAACATGGATCACAAAGACGTTCAAATCGGTGAATCTTCCTACCGCATAGGTCGCATGAAGGCTGCTGACGGAAGTTGGGTTGCCACGACATTCGCAAGACGATATAGGGAATACAGAGAGGCAAATCCGTTTCCTGAACCCGATCCGAATGCTGAACCGGCGACTCTCGTTCCTGCGGAACTCGGATATATGCTTTCGGCCCAATTCCTTGCTGAGCAACTATCGCGCTCAGAGTTCTCAGAGATGCAGATGCTCTGTCTTTCAGTGTGTGGGCGGTATAGCACAAAGACAGGAACGGCTATTCCCCTGCCAATTCTTCTACCGAATGGCGCATGGGCAATACCGGAGCTTGAGTACGATGGGCCAACAATTCTGCAACTGACAAAGGAGACATTGGCGTTCAATATCGCCCCTTTTTTTCCAGGAGCCGGGTCAGTAGGGACGACTCCGGCGACGGATTCGAGTCAACTGAGTTCCCAAACCTAGACCCGTTTCTGTGGCGCCCCGTGCTGGCCGGAGTTTGGAAGCATCGGGATATTGTTGAAGGTGTATTCACGTTTCAGGATTTGTGCGAGGCGCATGAATATCTTGACGTGAAGGAAAAGAATGAGGCCGACTTCCGCGCATGGAGAGCGGCAAAGGAGGCATAGGGATGGCCGATGTAATTAAGTCTTATCTAATCAGTCTCTCTGCCTCCACAGATAAAGCATCCTTCGATAAATTCACTCAGGCAATGACCGGGGCAGAGAAAACCGTCGCGTCATCTATTGGCGGGATACTCAGCAAATTCCTTGCCTTTGAAGTGGCCGGAATAGCCGCCTTTGCATCTGTTGGTTTTGGGATTATAGGATACCTAGATAAATTAGCAATGCTGGATCGCAAGCAGCAAATCCTCGCCATGCAGAACATGATGAGCGTACAGCAATATCGCTCTGTCTCTATGGCCTTGGATGTGATGGGCACGTCGATAGAGAACGTGATGTGGGGAACCACAGAAATGAAAGAGCAGTTTAAGGGGTTAATAGAAGACCAAAAGCAGTTGGCCGCAATGATTGGCCCTGGCTATGAAGATGATATGAAGAGAATACGTGGGGTGATATATGAGTTTCAGCGTCTTGAACTCAAAGCTAAATGGTTCGGCATGGAATTCGCGCATGACTTACTCGGCAAGGTAGGATTTGGCGGTGGCGGACTTGTTTTACAACTAGAGAAACTAAATGATTTCGTTATTAAGAATATGCCGCATTGGGCTGACGTGCTTAGCACGGACGTGATTCCATATTTTAATGACCTCTGGAATCTGATGAAAGATTTAGGAGTTGTGGTAAAAGGTTTCGAGGTTGGGTTCGTTCATCTTATGGGGGAGATGTCGGGCAATGATGCTCTGCGGAACTCAAAGGGAGAATTTGCAGACCTATCTAAATCTATTGGGATAGCTGCCCATGAATTCGCCGTCATACTTGAGATACTTCCCAAGATAGCCACTATACTTATTCCCCTCATGGAGGAATCAGTCGATGCGCTTACGGGCGTTGCCGAATTCATGAGTGGGCATCCATTCAAAGCAAAAGAGGATTTCGATAGAGCAAGATTAACAGGGGATGAAGCTACTAAGCAAATGAAAGGATTGAAGGACTGGTTTGCATCTAACCCGTTCGCATATAATCCATCCGGTAGCAGTGATTTATTGAGCAAGATAAGTGGGGAATCTCCTGACTTCATAAAGTTAGTTCATGGCGTTGCGATGGCCGAGTCCAGGGATCGGCAATATGATAGCTCTGGAAAAGTAATACTTGGTCCGCCAATTGCAGGGACAACGGATCGCGCCATAGGTAGGATGCAGTTAATGCCTTCCACGGCGAGGATGCTAGGGGTTGACCCGTATGACACAGGGCAGAACCTTGAAGGTGGAGAGAGGTATCTTCGCCAACTTCTCCAAAAGCATGGGGGAAATATCCATGACACGTTGGCCGAATATGGAGGATTCAGAACAAGTTCTCCAGATAATTATGTTCGTCGTGTGGAGCAGGCGGGGGGATTAACGATTGGCAGCATCACTATAAATTCTGCTCCTAATCTTACGCCGGAGCAGCACAAGCAAGTGATTGTATCTGCACTGGACCAGCATACTCAGGACGTGGTACGAAAGGGAGCAATGCTTAGGGAAAGAGAGCGCCAGGGATTGACAATACAGCTTAACGGGGCGCATCAATAATGGGCGGCATGATTATTCCCGCAGCCACATCCGCCGCGATTGCTGGCGCAGGGGAGATAATCGTCTACGCTGTAACGTCTGCGAAGGCAGCGGCAATGAAAGCGTCTATTGCCGCATCTGTTCCTGCCGCAAATCCATTCTGTCCTCCGCAATGGTCATCACCCGCGCTCACGATGATTACCGTTCCCGCGTCCTACGTGAATTCGCAGTCGGCAGGTTCTGCCAATCCGCTCAACGCTGTCTCAGGTTCTTCTCCGGCAGTACCAGCCAATACGACTCCTCAATTTCTCGTATTCGATGGCGTGATGCGCGTTTCTCATTCTCAGCCCATGACGGCGACTGAGCATCCAATTCAGGATGCGGCGAACCTTACCGATCACATCCGGGCAAATCAGGCAACTATCACGATGGACGTGTTGATGACTGACGTTCTCCCCGCGTATGCCGTTGGTCAATGGGTAGGAAACGCATCAAAGTCCATATCGTGCTTTGATACGCTCGATGCTCTGCGACTTGCGCGTGTTCCGCTCACACTCACAACGCGCCTGAAAACCTACTATCCGGTTTTCATTATGAACGTCATCCCGGATGATACGGCGCAGACACAATTCGGATTGCGTTGCCGGGTTGAGTTCAAACAGATGTTTCTATTCAGCGTAGCTACGCAAAAGAATAGTTCCCGTAGTCAGACAACAGGGAACAGTGCCATTGGAACAACCGCTGTGCAACCTGTACCCACTGGAGTGACAGCACAGAACGGATTGCCATCAACTTCGACAGGCGTTCAATCTTCGGAGCAGCTTCAATCGGAGAACGTGAAGATTATAGGTGCGGGAAACTGGAGCAGCAACAATACGGGGAGTATCCCATAATGGCGCAGATTATCCCTCTGACGAATGCACCTAATCAGACGCTCACTGTGGCGCTGAATGTCAATGGGGGAGTCTTGCGCCTTGGCTTGTTTATCACCTATAGTGAGATGGCTCAGTATTGGCTTATGTCGATTTCGGACTCGCAAGGGAATCTCCTTCTCTCTTCTATCCCGATGGTGACAGGTTCATGGCCCGCTGCGAATCTTTTAGCGCAGTTCGGCTACCTGAATATCGGCAGCGCATACATCATCAATCTAGGACAGGTGCCGGACGATTACCCGAACTCAAAAGAATTAGGGTCGAGTTTCTTGTTGCTGTGGGATGACAACGTATGAGCACTCAATACAGCCCGGTTTCGCAGATACCAAACTTCGGTAGGGCGTGGAGCCTCACTGTCTCGAACCCTTCTAACAGCGCAGGTATTCCAGAAACATATACGATGGGTTCGCAGACGTGGCAACCAGAAACAATGCGTATCGTTTTTGAGGTAAACATACTTGGGTACTCATCAAAAGGGTCTGGATTATGGACAGCGGATATTGAACTATACAACCTGAGTGCCGATGCTGCAACCGCGCTGCTTTATGGGCAAGGTTCAACGGTGACACTATCCGCTGGATACCAAGCTGGACCTTACGAGATTATCTTTCAAGGGACCGTCTATCAGGCTCTCTATGAACGCATTGACGTGGTTGATTCCAAGGTCACATTGATGTGCTATACCGGCATGGCAGAAGTCATTGCCAATTTCATAGACTTGCGCGGCCAGGCGAACATGACTCAGGCTGGACTCATTGCGAAGATGGCAGCGGGTTCACAGAATCCGTTCCCGATAGACCCTGCCTCACAGTCCGCGCTCAATGCCTTATCGACTTCTACCTATCCTCGTGCTCGTGCTTATTTTGGTGATCCACACGACTTTATTGATAAGGTTACAACAGCAAACTATATGCAGTCGTGGTATGGATTTGATGGGTTGGGAATTAGTGTTATGTCTAATCCAGGCTCCTCTAGCACTATCACCTACACCCCATCGGCAGGGATTCTCGGAACCCCTCAACAGACGATGATTAACGGCATGGCGGACGGTGTGAACTTTCGAGTCCTACTTGACCCACGTCTCAAGGTGATGATTCCGAGGATGCAGGTGACTATTGCAGGTTCGCAGATTAAGCAGTTGCAGCTTGACCCTCAACAATGGCCGCGCCCGGTATTAAATCCTGATGGATTCTATTTTGTAAATGCATTACAATTCCGGGGCGATAGTCGGGGAAATACGTGGGAGACAGAGATTGTCGGACTAAACACCAAATCAGGAATTGTACAAATGATAAATGACTCCAAGGAAGCTGCAATCGCTTCTGGGGTGACGGCTGATCCGAGGGCTGCGCGATGATGATTTTCAATCCCACGGACGCGGCGAGAACGGGGAAACATAATCCTCGCATTTGCAGCCCTGATGGCCACACGATCCCTGATCGTCCGCAAATCTGGTTATTCCAAAATGTTCATTTAGTGAGTGCTCGCAATTGGCGCAAATCTTTCCCTGACAGCGATGCTCTGGTACATGACCAGCATTGCGTGGGTCTTCGTAGAAATCCTTCTTGCAATTTAGGCAACGGACAATCAGAGTATCCATTTTTGCTCCTCTTCTTCAAAACAACCATCCTATGCAGTGAAGTATCCAAAGTCCGCAAAGAACGAGAAACACATCAGACGTGTCTATCATTTTCCCCTTGGTCATTTATCCACCTCCAATTCGTCTTTGAACATTACTTGGAGAAGGGCGTGAATGGTGAGCAAATACCCCATCAGCGGCCATCCTTCGGAACTGACAATATCCAGATGGAGCCTTTTAGCTCTGCGAACTTGTTGAATCAGTTTACGAGCGCAATCAAGTTGCTCTTCTTTCCCGCTAATAGATGCCTCCAATTCTTTCGTATAGTCTGCGCCAGGCTGCTTAATCCAGTCACAGGTAATCATGCGCTGATATGCCGGGTTGTCAGGAATTTCTTCAAGAAACCGTACAACCGATTCTGCAACTTCTTTCCCAGGGAATCCCATAATGTTTCTGACAGACTGACCGGCGAATGGACCGGAAACATAGGTGTAAATCATCGTAATTGTGTACATGATTCCTCCATTTCTCAAATCGTATCACTATGCGTATCACAATGTCAAGATAATTATTTTGGGGGTGTAGAATGACCACTTTAGGGATGATTCCGTTGCAGCAAAGGATGAGCATCAAGTCTGCTCCTATAGACATTGCGCTGCATCAATTCGAGTGCAATTTTTGGTGCCATATTCCGGCTATCGTTGTTGCCAATCCCCAAGGGAATGCTTTCAACCCGCAGAAGATGACTGTCTCTGTTCAGCCTACGATAAAGGAAGTCATCAGGAATGGCGCGGTCCCAACGATTACCGCTCTTCCCGTCCTTGATGATGTGCCAATCAAGATTCCTACAGGCGGGGGATGGAGTCTAACGCTGCCAATCAAAATCGGGGATGAGTGTGAGCTATCTTTTCAGGACATGGCGTTCGATCTGTGGTGGCAGAACGGCGGAGTCCAGAAACAGCCTGACGGCGCTCTGTTCCGGCACGACATCGGAGATGCGTTCGCAGAGTTTGGAGTGCGTAGCGTTCCGAATGTGATCCCAAACTACTCAACCACTAGCGCACAGCTTCGTAATGACAGCGGAACTGTGGTGATTGACCTTGCGGCAGCGGGAATCACGCTCACCGCGCCGTCAATTAAACTGGGAGACGGGAGTACCGAGGCTGCTTTGATGACTAAGAATTTTCTGACCTACTGGAATGTGAACATTCTTCCATTCTTGCAGAGCAAGGGATATGCGGGGATTCTTCCTCCGCTTAACAGCGTTACAACGGTAGTACAGGGACAATGATGAGCACACCGACAATCATGGTACAGAAGAACGATGCCAACAACGATCCTATCGAGGGAGCGAATGGACCAGTGTTCCTTGCCGACTTGGACGCGGTGGCACAAATCATCTACACGACTCTCCGGCTGCTCTTGTCAGAGTGGTGGGAGAATCTGACTATTGGTTTTCCGCTTTTCCAGTCGCTCATCGGTTCCAGCGGTTCTCCTACAAATCAGGCCGGGGTCATGCTCATCATTCAGCAGACGATTCTTTCCTGTCCGTATGTCCTGCAAATCGTTGATTTTAGCTTCGTACACAACACGGCAACACTCAACTCCACCTTTACGGCAACCGTAAGTACGCAATTTGGTAATCTGATAGTAAGCAACGCGCCCGGTTCGAGCGCACAGGTGACAGCATAATGGCAACTCCAGCATACGTCGCGCCCTACTTATCACCGACAGCCGGCCTAGTGCTGCCTTCCTACCAGAGCATCATCAATGACCTCATCAGCGGGTACAGGGCAATCTACCCTCAAGTCGTTTATCTTGGAACGGACACGGCAAAGTATCAGGAAATCAGCATCTTCGCGCTGAAAGTTTACGACTGCAATCTGGCCTCACAACTTGCCTACAATGCGCGTTCGCCTATCTCAGCGGTTGGGTCTGACCTCGACAGCATCGTAAAAATGAATGGCATTGCTCGGCTTCCCGCTTCATATTCCACGGCTCCCTTGACCGTCTCTGGTGTTGCCGGAACGGTTATAACGAATGGTCTGGTGACGGATACGCAAGGAAACGCTTGGTCGCTACCCGTATCCGTTACCATCCCTAACAGTGGAAGCGTCACTGTGGGCATTACCTGCCAGACGGTAGGGGCTATTCAGGCCCAGGCGGGTTCTATCACCACCATCTCAGGCGGCGCCACGGCGGGCTGGACCGGGGCTATAAACCCCTCCGCCGCCCTTCCTGGCCTTCCCGTTGAGTCTGACTCGCAGCTTAGGGCTCGTCAGGCGCTCTCAGTGGCCTCCCCATCGCTCACACGGCTTGCTGGCACCATCGCAGCCATAGCGGCGGTCCCAGGAGTCACCCGGTACGCTACGGGCACTCCTACGCCCGATTCCGGGCCGGGAAGCTCTATTGAGAATCCGACTGGAGGCATTGACTATTGGGGCAATCCGCCTCATTCGGTCAGCATGGTTGTGGAGGGCGGTCTTGACCTCAATGTGGCGACGGCGATCTACCAGAAACGAGGATTGGGAGTCTATACGAACCCCGACTCCACGGCAGGCTCTACCAGCGTTCCCGTCACAGATGCGAATACAGGTACCGTAACTACCATCGGCTTCCAGCGGCCTACCTACGTGCCAATTTACGCCACAATGGTGATACACGGACTGGCCGGGTATACGACCGCAACGCTAACGGCAATTCAAGCCGCGATTTTTGCGTATCTCAATAGCCTACAGATTGGCGAGACGGTCACTTATTCAGCGTTCTATGCCGTGGCTTCTTCGGTCATGCCAAACATTCTGACGCCTCAATTTTCGATCACATCGCTCTTTACCGGAATCACTTCGTCACCTTCCGGCACGACCGACATTACCCTTTCTTACTATCAGGTTGCACAGGGAACGCTTGCAAACATCATTGTGACTGAGGCATAGATGCCACTTTTCTCACAAAGCGGGTACGGGTCGGGCAAGTATGGAATTGCTGACACTGGTCCTTTGTACAGCATGAGCATCTATTACTATCTCGGTTTGTTGACCTCAGAATATCGACTTGCCCCAAACCTGAATTTCTGGCTCTACGATCTGCTCTCGCCTCTAAATGACACAACAAACATGATTGCGGGAATGACTGAGGCTTTCGATCTTGGCTCGGCGCAGGGATTACAACTCGACGTAGCCGGCCAGATTGCCGGGGTGAGTCGCACGGTTGGGTTTCAACCATCAGGTGGCGTGAGTCCGGTTTTGGACGATGTGACCTATGCGCTACTGATTCAGGCAACCATCGCGGCGAATCAGTGGGATGGAACAGAAAGTGAACTATATCCCATCTGGAAGCAACTGTTTACCGTGGGCAGCATCATCATCAACGACAACCAAAACATGACCTGTACAATAGTTCTATCAGGCACGTTTACGAGTATCGTTCAGGACTTGATCGTTCACGGTTACATCGTTCCACGACCGGAGGGCGTTCTCTACACATATGTGTTCGGCGACTTCCCGATTTTTGGAACGGACGAATCCAACAGCTTCATCGCAGGCGTGGATATTGGCAAATTGGCATAGGTGAATCATGGCAGGAACAACGAACTTTTTACCTTGGAATCCGTCAGAAACGAATCAGGAGAACGATGCAGCATACCTCGCCGATTCGCAGCGCATGGGCGGCTACGCTGTCGATAACATCGTACCTTCTGCCACGCTGAACAAGGCAACATATCAGCCTACGGTGTTCTGCGCAGCCTTTGGCCAGATGATGGCAAACAAGGGATACAGCACAAGCGATGCTAGTGTGAGTGCACTTGCCGCTGTGCTGGCAAACATTCTCACCGAAGCGGATACAGAGCCGAATCTAGTATCAGTTGCGTATTCTCCCACACCCATTTTCAATGCCGCAGATTCAAACGGATTCCAGATGACGCTGGCGGGGAACATCACGTCATCTACAATCAGCGGCGTTACGGCAGGCCAGTTGATAGCCTTCTATTTTGCGCAGGATTCTGTTGGCGGTAGAACGGTAAGCTGGCCCTCTTCGTTCGTGGGAACATTGCAGCCTGACCCCACACCCTACGCAGTCAGCGTCATGCTATTTCGTGCCGACTTAACCGGCAATCCCCGCGCCGTCTCTCCTCTGATTAGCAACAATGGAATGTTTGTAAATGCGCTCTCGGCCCAATCAATAACTCTGGCGGCGGGAGCGCCTGTAGGTGCGGTTCTTATCGGCAACGGAACGATATATGCTCCCGTAGCAAACGGAGGATTCACTTTTGGGAACAACGGGAACGGATATTGGGTGATAGACCCAACGGGGCATATTCATCAGTGGGGCGTTGTATCGGGGACTATTTCTACTGGCCGCATCATTCCCTTCGCCATTCCGTTTACAAACGCTGCGAGTGTCGTACCTGTTGCTTCGGCCATCATTACCCACGGTAGCGGAATCGGCTACCCTTCCATAACAAATGGGAGTGTCACCACCACGCAGTTTGGTGTTGAGATGGGGTCAAATCCATCACAGGGAATTTACTGGTCAGCGGACGGATACTAGGAGCCATTATGTCGAGCACAAGTTTAGGATTCCCGCAACCCGCGATAGGCTCTAACAACTGGGGCCAGCCCACAAATGCGGGATGGGCGTTGCTGAATCGGTTCCTAACGGGGCAAGCGCCGATTACCGGCCTGAATGTACAGGGCAACGTCACTGTATCGGGTTCGCTGACAGCGGGGTATATATCAGGCGTGATTCCTACTGGGGTTGTGCTTGTTTCGTTCTCTGCTACGCCGATATTCGATGCTTCTAGAGGACTAGAATTCAAACTGACCTTGACGGGAAACGTGACGAGTTCTACGTTTATCAATGGGATGCTTGGCCCGTCACTGATAGCATTCCGTTTGGTTCAAGACAGCGTGGGGGGAAGGACGTTCGTCTGGCCGTCAAATGTGCGCAATGGAGGAATAATTAACAACCTCGCAAATGGGCGTTCATCGCAGCTTTTCGCAGGGGACGTGGATGGAAGCCTAGATGCAGTTGGTC